CAATAGCATGTGGGATTTTATAAAGAGGAACGGTTACTCCTGAGTCACGAAAGACTTCCATGTTCCACTCACTGGGTAGCCATACTTCATCCACCTCATTACAGGCCCGGGTCCAGCGAGGGTCTAGCTTACTAGTCTCCCAGACAGTATATCCAATTATATATTTGTTTCGATCGTGCTGAGTAAAACGTGCCCACAAGTCAGGAGTACTGTGAACGATTACTTTGTCATATTGGATCTGAGCGTTCACCAAACTCTTCAGTATTTCGCCATCTTCTCCTAAATCAGGACGGGCCTGTTCAAAGCTGATAGGAGCTAAGGTTACAGGGTAACCCTTCTTATGAAGAGACAGCACATAGTTGCGGGCGGCCTCAGCGTACCCGCTGCCATCAAATACAGGCCCGATGTATTTTACGCCAGCCATTTACAGCATTTCTCCCTTAAGCACTGGGGCTGCGAGGTCCAGATCTGCAATTGGCTGAGGTCCAGCAGTTCCGGCACTGATCTCATCAAACAACTTAACCCACTGCGGGTTAATCTGTTTATTCCAAATCAAGGTACTGTGTACCATTTTATAAGCGGCCTCAGCACGCTTCGCGGCTTCTTCTCGGTTGTCATGAACCAGAAGCAGCTGCTTCACTGCGTCAGAAATGTGTGCGGTTGGCCGAGGGACTTCGTTGTCATTGGGGAGCACAGTAATGTGGTCCATGTCTCCTCCGCTCTTAAATGGAAAGCCAGTCTCTTCTGTGATGTACTCACCCAGACAAGTGTTGAGCGGGTACACTACTGGAGTCTTACAGGCCATAGCCTCAGTCCAGGACAAGCCCCATCCCTCACCAACGGTGGTGCTAATGAGACAGTCACTAGAATTATACAACAAATTGAGGACTTCTAGGGGAAAACCATTCGACGGAGTAAATCTTTGCGGAAGAATCACGTCTTCACGGACATTAAGCCCGAAACCCTGGATTACTTCAGGAAGATTCCAGCCCTGATCCTGTGCTGCCATGTGCAAATACAGGACGCTGTCCGGTCTTTCCTTTTTGAACTCTATGAATGCCTTGATGGTCGCAGGAATATCTTTTCTCTGCTGATTACGATTCACATTTGTTATGATGAATTTATCAGCCAGGGGCCCGAAATACTGCTCTCTAAAAGCCTTCACCTGATCTGCAGGAACAGGAAAGAATACATCCGGATTGACACCGTGAGGAATAACCCGAAGGCGCTCTCCTATTTCCGGCACCTTCTCAACAGATTGTTCTCTACCAAACTCGGTGTAAGTAACCGGAAAGTCTACAGAATTTGCTCCTCTGATCCAAGCCTCTTTAGGAATACCATCAATAGGATAGTAATAAATACTCTTAAAGTCCTTACCCGCTTTCTTTAGGTTATCTAACATCTGTGGAAGGAAATCCAAGATGAAAGTATCCTGAAGAAAGAACAAGTAATCGTATTCTAGATTGGGATCAAGAAGGTGCTGATTAAGTCTTTTCCTTCCGTAAGGATCCCTGTCCGCATTAACAGCCATGGGCCAAATCTTGAAGGGGTAGCCATGGGGATCTCCCCAATAATTTATTCCCAAGATATCGACCTCATAGCGTCCAGAATTAAGCAAGGCTGGAAGAATATTACGAGAGACCTGACCAAAACCAGTTGCGCACGTCGGCGAATCTCCATAAAAAATTATCTTCTTTTTCTTATCGGGCTTACCTTGCGGATTTATTCTGTTGAGGAAATTCTTCTCCGCCATAGTTGTCTCCTTTTATTAACAAAAAAGCTCTCTTGATTATTCTTCTTGGGACGTCAACTACATCCCCGTGCTTGTCTTTAACATAGATTTTGTACTGAGTAAACCTATCCACCTGACCAAAGATCTTCAAACCTGCCTGTAGTTCTATCCCTATAAAGGGATTACCCAGCTGTTTCAGCTGTTCTCGCGTCTTGGTCAGCTGTGTCATTTTCCTCAACCTTTACGGCCCGTGTCTTAAAGACCGGCGCGTTATAACTTACCTTAGCCACCTTCGATAGCGCCGGCTTAAGGTCGGGACGGTTCTTTACATACTTATCTAGTCGGGCCTTGTGGACCGACAGGACTTCAAATAGATCCTCCTGAGGGATGATCTCCATTACTTCCTCTATGTTATAGTTAGTTCTAGCAGCCTGGGTGGTGTAAAGCACCTTACCGTCGGCTGCGATGTCGTCACCGCGCATCATACGCTGGTTGGCAATCATCTTAAGTTCTCGTTGCCTGTTCTCTATGATCGACTTCTTACTAGCGACGTCGGTCCAATGCTCCAAGAATTCCCCATCTTCCATACTAGTCAGGGGAGTAAGCACCCGCTTATCTAGGGTATTGTCTAAGAACTGTGCGTAAGATGGGCAGTAATCATTATAGTCACACCACCCACACAGGGTATTGATCCTACCCGAAGCTTCATCAGGCTCTAGGTTACCCATTTGAGTCCAGATACTACTAAGAAAATCTCTGAAGTCCTGTTGCTGCTCTTCGGTACGATAAGAGGATACTTTCTTATTTATTCTTACATAGTCAAGAATGAGTACCCGGTTCTTATACTGAGGCCACTTAATGCTAGCAGCCAAATCATACATGGACAGCTGGATGTCTGTGTCTAGTTCGAACGTGTTCAGAGCGTTCCGAGCCGTCTTGTAGTCTATAATAGCGATGGTATCTTCGTTCAACTCAACTACTTTGTCGATGGCCCCGACGATAGGAATTCCATCCGGAGTCTCCATCTTGAAGAATCCTTCTGCAGCGATGACCTTTTCAGCAGGATCATATCGATCAATATATTCCGTCACCATTGCCCTGCCTTCACTGTAGAAACTCATGTTTTCTAAGCCCTCAGTGGTGGCGGTATTCATGAAGGTAGTCAGAGCAAACTCGTAATCACTTGCGTCTGGAAAACTCTTCTTCTTCATCATTCTGAGTGTATACTGTTCTATGGCCTCATGGACTGCGATTCCAATTTTAGCATGGTCATTCTTTATGGAAGGAATGTCCCTGTTATATCGGAAAGTCACCTTCAGTTGGCACTGAAGAAAGTCCTTGATGCCGGTGGCAGATAGTCCTCTAAGTTTCATCTACTTTCTCCTCCTCTAGGTCGTCTGTTTCCCATTTTTCTATGAGCGACCTGAGTTCTTGTGTGGGGTCCGTGTTTTCTTTTCGGCCTTTTGTTTCTCACGGTAACCCCACGATAGAGCCATTGCATCAGTTATATCGTTATGCTTATTAAAGGTCCAATCATCTAAACCATATTTCTCCACGAAGAAATCAAAAACATCTTGCTTAGTAACCTTTTCCCCGCTTCTTCCACAACAATATTTCCTTGCTTTAGTAGCAGTAATGATTTCTACTTGTATCCCCTTACTCGCACATAACTCCTGGGCCACGCCCGCAAACTTAACCAGCGCTTTTAAGGTATGGATACTACCAAAACCCGGGCGATAGTAAGCGTCTTCTATAACAACCAAATCTGGTTTGTATTTATCCAGAAGCTTAACAAGCTCCGCTCTAAAGTAAACCAATTTGTCGTCGAAACTATCTCCCGGAGGTTTAATTGTCCCGCAGGACCTCTTAGCGATGAACCACCCCGTTGATTTTGTAGAGATGTCCAACCCTAATATCTTCATTTAGACAACAACTCCTTTAGAGTTCCCTTCTCTTCATCAGACAACTCGCTAAGGTCTGGATTGATAACCTGAACTTCTATGAAAACATCACCCGGGGGCCCTTCATTAAATCCTTCCCCGCCTTTACCAACGATACGGAGCGTTGCACCATTAGGAATACCTTCAGGAATAACCACCCCCAACTCTTTCTCTTCTTCTACATAGGTTTGGCCATTACATTGGGAGCATACAGTCTTAATGCTCTTCCCCTGACCACCACAAGCTCCGCAGATCTGTTGCATAACCATACCTGGGCGCTGTTGTATTTTTACCCCCTGGCCATTGCAGCCGTCGCACACTTCAAAATCTGTGCCGCCGTGTCCTTTACAGTTGCTGCAGCCAGAAAGGGTCTTGTATTTGAGAGAGATGTTGGTGCCGAATAAAGAATCCGTTAAGGAAATCGACACTCCTACCTTAACATTCTGGCCCTTCCTCGCGGTTGGTTGCCTGGGAGCCCGATGGACATTAAACCCAAAGTGGCTTGCTATATCAAACGGGTCTCCCGTAGCACCATAGTTAAAGGGGTTTCCCTGGGGCGAGCCCGTGGCATCATAATTTCTACGCTGATCTTCATCAGAAAGAACAGAATAGGCCTCGGAGATTTCTTTAAATTTCTCCTCAGCTTCCTTCTGTTTCTCTTCTTCTTGGTGTTTATCTGGATGCCACTCATGGGCTAAGGCCCTATAAGCCTTCTTGATACCATCAGCATCGGCATCCCGGGCCACACCTAGAATTTCGTAGTAATCTTTAGCCATTATCCCCTACCGTAACTGACTCCCCACAGTGGCCGCATAGGTATACTATGTCGTCACCTTGGGGGACAAGATGGGTTACTTTGTTATCACAAAAAATACAATAAGGATAGTCTTCCTGGGCCATTACACCATCTCCCGGGAAGCGTCCGCAACTTCAACACTCTCTATCACTTCCCCATAGATCGTGATGTCACTATCCCCAACTTCTAGCGTTGTTACATTAAAAGCCTGGTTGGCTTCCAGTTGCGGGTAGAGCTTATAGGCAAACAAGATGCGGGGAATCTCCCACAGAGACAACATGTTATCATCAAATACTAGAAATGCATCGTCTCCTACAATCTTGACTCCCTTAGCTAGCTCCTCAGGTTGTAAATGTTCACTGATCAAGCCTTCGTTAGGAATCTTGATCTCCACTCTTTTCTTTAGTTCCCACACATACTCTCGTGCAGGTAATAAAATCAAGCCGGGTGATACGCCTACTACCTGATTCATTTTAGGCCTCCGCTGCGACCGGGACGAAGTTAGTCACGATAGCGTCAGTAAAGACTCGCTTGGTGCCATCAGGGGCATCCCAGCTTCTCTCTTCCATGTGTCCGGAAACCTCGACGGCAGCGCCTTCGGGGAGAGCGCCCAGATCATCAGCTAGATCATTCCAAGCAGTGATCTTGACATAAGACTTTCTAGGAGTCTCTGGATCATCCTCACGGATGTAAGGAATAACTACCTTAGACTTGAATAGGCTAGAGTCATTAACGCCGACCTTCTTGAGTTCCGGCCAAATGAGTGTGCCCTTAAGATAGAAAGTGTTCTCTCCAGTCTCCACTTCTACAGGCTCCACGCCTTCAACTATAATCTCGGTGGACGCACGTCGCTGCCCATCCTTAGTGTTGTAGGAGCGCTCCTGAATGCGGCCAGAGATCTTAACACGCGCCTTCGGAGGCAGGGTGTTGAAATACTCTGCGAAGTCTTCCCACGCTACAATTCTCATATAGGCACTATTCGGCTCACCCGCGCGGTCCTCGACCGGAATTCGGATCTTAGCCTTGTAAAGGGCCTTCCCACTCTGGGTATACTTAAGTTCGGGCCAGCATAGCTCACCCTGTAATACTACGTTGTTGATACCTTCCTGCATTTTTATTCTCCTGTGAAATAGATTTCTAAATCTTCTTTAGTAAGGTACTTTGGATCCTTGCCATCTGGTAAATCTATTACCTGTAGGTTTAATCCCTTGTCCAGCATCTTAACTAGTCTAGGAACACCCTTTCTTCCAGCATCATCTGGATCCAACATTATTGTTGCATTCTCTGCATACTTCCAAATCAAACGGGCCTGGTTAGGTACAATATCAGTGCCCATAATGGCTACTACATTATACACTCCCAACGCGCATAGTGCCCAAACATCTACAAACCCCTCTACTATAATCAGAGTTCTGTCTTCACCTACATGGTCTTTAGCGACATCTAGGTTATAAAGAGTTTCCCCTTTGGATACATTCTTAAGAAGGATATATTTTGGGTCTTCGTCTGAATCGGTACGTCGCATACTCACGGTAAGCAAGTTACCGTCTTCACTACGAATGGGTATGGTTTCCCTGTGAACTCCTCGGGAATCTGTGGTGCCTCCCACTTCGTAAAAGTCCAATATCTGTTCTGAAAATCCACGATCAGTAAAATAACTGGACCGCTTGCCTTCAAATTCGGCGAGGACTTCCTCGGATACTGCGCTTGTAACAGGATTACGTTTGTTTCTCTGTATCTCTGCGCGCATCTCCTGTTTTTGTTTCAGCCTAAGAAATTCTTCTGAAAGCTGGGCTTGATTGTTGAGGTCCACGCCGGCCATGTCGGCTAACAGCTGAACACTCTCCATGAAATTCTTGCCCGTGGTCTTCTGAACCAGGCCTATTAGATCTCGGTCCTTCTCCCCCTCACAGTGGTGGGAATAACAACACCAAGTTCTGTTCTCCAAATTAAAACGAAAAGCAGTGAGCCCGTCTCCACCATGAACCTTACAGGGTCCTCGCAATTCCTTTGAGCCCCTTTTAATAATGTTGAAACCCAAGTATCCTAGGACAGACTCGGGATCAACAAGGTTCTTAATGTTGAGAATTGTCTCCTGATTAACCTTCATTCGTGACGGCCTTGATCTGATCAAAAATGACTCTCACAATCACCGGAATACCCTTATCATTCACGTCCGGAACTCCGGGGACGTTAGCGTCTCTCAATCTCTGTAATTCTCCCTGCACCAACTCTGTGATCTCATCCTGAACGTCAGCAAACTCAACGTTGGTCGGGTCAGAAACGGTCTCCTGAATCTTGGTTACGACATTAGAAACTATAACCAGGAAGTCGTGAGCATCAAACTTGTTTGGGTCGTCCTTCACTCTACTAGCCACGATCTTCAAGATTCCAGGAAGGAACTTTAGAACCTGATTAGTCACTTCCTTAACCTTGGCGTTAGTAAAGTAGAAGTAAAGGAAAGCTCCCATACCACCTACTATACCTACGAGTTGGGCGATATCTAATAGTTGTTGTAGATCCATTACTCCTCCTCGGGCTCCGTAGGTCTGAGATCTGTAACTTGAACGTCGGCTTCTTTCATGGTTAGAACCTTCTTACGGAAGTTAATATCCAACCCTGTAAAGTTGGTTCCACCTGCCCTTGTGTCCAAGATTTGAAGCCTATGGCTACCCATTCTAATAACTTGGTCGTGTCCGAATTCTTCTGACAACTCGTGAAGCTCCTTCTTAGTTTTTGCTGACAGCCCCAGAAGGGTGTTAGCATATCTCAGGATTCTATCAGAGTCTGCGAATTCAGACGCGGTAATGTGCCCCTTATTGGCACCTAGTCGCCCGATCTGGGCGGCTGTAAAGACAGGGATATTTAATTGCCCTGCCAAATTCTTGAGAGCAACGCATAAGTATCCCAATGCCTGATGCTCTTTCACATTTCCTATGTGCTGTAGATCCGAGTCCGGGAGTTTGATATAATCAAACATCAAACAGCCGATCCCATGCTGGTGGTGATACTTCCTAGTAACAGAAGAAATGGCCTCTGCGGTAAAGTCAGGGTAATACTTATGTAGAATCATTCCCTGAGCAGCCCAGCGTTTCGCCTCTTCTACCGCCTGGCGCTGCTGCTCGTTGTTGTAAAAAGTTCCGTTCTTAATGTCTCTTTCCGGAACCTGAGACAGAATGGAAACCAGTCGCATCCTCTGTTCTCTGATACTCATTTCGGTATCAATATACAAAACGGGGACGCCTGTGCGACATGCGATATTGATCGCAGAATTCAGAAGGAAGGTAGACTTTCCCACCTTAGGACGGGCTCCCAGGACTGTAAGGGTTCCAGGCTCTAGGCCGTTGATCGCCTCATCCAATCTTTCAAATCCAGTATTGAGCCCTCTAACAGTGGTGGGATTCTGGATTACTTCTGCCAGCATCTCCTCTAGTCCGTCTGCTAGGTTCTCAGCTTCTGTTCCCCGCTCAGAATTGACAGCGATCTCTAGGAATTTATCCTGACTAAAATCTACCAGATCTGCTGCAGTAAGTGTCTCTCCTGTGAGAGTCTTGTTCCTCTCGGTCAGGTATGAAATCTCGTCTACCGCCTGAATAATCTGATACTTGGTACTGGCGTCTGCTACCCTTTCAATGTAGAAGAGAATGTTCGCCGGGTCTACGCTCTTCTCAAACAGAGAGCTAACGTACTCGTATCCACCAACATGGTCTTCTACTTTGAGAACACTAGCCTGGCTCATGACGGACGCAATGTCTAAGACTGCCACCTCGGCCCTCATGAGGGTCTTAATAATGGTCCACAAAATCTTATGGTGCGGCGTCAAAAAATCCTGATCAGAAAGCTTAGCTTCGACCTCGAAATAATTAGTTGCATCTCTAAAGATACAAGCTAGGACGGCCGCCTCATTTCCTGCGTGTGCAAATTCAGATTTGGTTTGCTCTGTTTGCATTAACCCCGTTCCCTACTAGTATATTGTCGCTCATCCGCCTGTCTTCTGATCTCGGACTTGAACGCATTAATAAGCTCCGTGATGGGCTTATCAAGGCCATCCAATAGATCTCTTTCGGCAGCAGCTTCATCGTATTCTAATTCTAATGCCTTCAACTCCTCGCTAGAAGCAATAGCGTTTGCTTCTCTTTCTTTCAGAGTGCTTCCTTCTACCTCTCCGGTCTGAATTAAAGCCTTGACTCGCCGGTCTAAGACTTTCTTTTTCTGACTAGCGATTACTCTTGCAGTATTAAATCTCGCCTGCAGAGTAATCAGGTACTGGGCGAGCATAATGGTATACTGAGAGATCTGCTGCGAGGAGGTCGCCTCCAGATTGTGAACGTTAAAGTTAAAGGCGTTCTCTATCTGCGTAGGGGCCACTGCTTTATGTATCGAAAGAGAGTTAGATACCTCTTTCAATTTGTTACGTATTCTCTCGTCCATTTTGTGCTTCCTCTATTCTATTCAAAAGATCTCCTACCTCTATGGGTATTTCATCATAGTTGATCGTGACCAACGTGTAGTCGTGCAGGTCACACCACTCCTGCTTCAGGCGATCTCTCTTCTTCTGCGCCCTAAAAGCTGCTGCAGAGTTGTGGAAGTGCTTGTTAAATTTAGAGTGTTGTATGCCTTGGACCTCAACGTACACGTTAAGAGAGGGGAGATAGTAGTCAAAGAACAACCTATTCCCCTTATAACTAACGTATTCTTCGTCCTTGATCAGCGTGTTAGGCAGCGCTAGCTGCAGGCTTTCGCGCACGCTTTTTGCTAACTGGCTTATCATCTGATACAACCTCTTCAGTTTTTGGCTCATCAGGGGCTTCAAAGACGTCCCCTGCAATGATGGCTCTAATCTGCTTAGCTAGACTTGCCTGAAGTTCTGGATCCTTCTGGAGGGCAAGCTTAGCTTTTTCACGTCCCTGCCACTTATGCTCTCCAAAGGTCAACCAAGCCCCGCCCTTCTCAATGATTCCAACGTCAACTCCTAGGTCCAGAATCTCACCATCAGTATCGTATCCAAGTCCATAGATGAGATCTACTTCCGCCTCCCGGTAAGGGACGGCGCGGCGGTTCTTAACTACGCGGAAAGTAGTCTTATGTCCATAAACCTCCCCTGTCCCATCGAGGCACAGGCGGCGGCTCTTCGTCTGGGGGTTACCAATAAGCTCAATGCGATAGGACGCATAGAAGGGAAGAGATTCTCCTCCCGTGGTAGTCTGCGGGTTACCGTAGGCACCAATCTTATTTCGAATCTGGTTGATGAAGATCAATAGAGTATTAGTTTTCTTAGCTACTGGTAGAATCTTCTGTAGTCCAGCACTCATAAGCCTAGCATGTAGTCCCATGGTCTGCTGGTCATAGGCATCTTCCGTCCGGGCCTTGGGAACCAAGGCAGCAACGGAGTCAATGACTACTACAGCAAACTCTCCGGTCTGCATGAGCATGTCCGCGATTTCTAGATTGTCCTCTCCGGTAGCGGCTCCTTCAGCTACGATAACCCTATCTGCAGGAAGACCAAGCTTAACTAGGAGTCGGGTATCTGCGGAATTCTCGGCGTCGACTATGGCGCATTTATACCCTGCGTCGCAAGCAGTCTTGATTACGCTGTAGCTTAAGAAACTCTTACCAGCACCGGCGCTTCCGAAAAATTCTGCAACTAATCCTCTTTCTAGTCCCCCGTTACCAATAGCATTATCTAGCCCAAGACAGCCAGTAGAGATCGTCTCACGCTCTGCTGAGGCGGCCTCTCCTAACCACTTAATCACATGTCCAAATTCTTTCTCAATCGCTTTGGTAGCCACGCTAAGGCGCGCGTCTCCTTCATTCTTTGCCATCTAAAGCCTCCAGTATTTCTTTTCGTTTTTCTTTTGCTTCTTCGTCGTCACGCGCACCGTACGTCTTCTCGTAATCTTCATAAAACTGATCGAGAAACTTGTTGTTTTCAAGCGCTACGACTTCCTTATTCTCTTCATTGGCAATAGAGCATACCCGATCCATGATCGGACGCACTGCCAGGATATTAACACTAATTATTGGCTCTTTAAGAGACAAGTGTTTTTCGTATTTGAACATGTTCTCTATTAATTCAGCGCATTCTCGAACCGCATTCTCTCTCCCCAGTCCCAGTTTCTGGCGACTGCGGATGAGGCTGCTGAGCACTTTGGTATTCCCTTGGTGATCTATGCTTTCGGGAAATCTGCGCTCCGGATTGTAAAACTTTCGACGGGCATAGAAGTATTCCAACAGGTCTTTAGCCGTTCTTATACTCTCAAAGTCTGGATATGATTCTTTAAAGACTCTATATCCTCGACGTTGGAGTTCCTCTACGGCCTCTTGCTCGTCGAAATAAAGACTCATTACTCAATAATCTTCAAAGTACAAACAAAGGCTTTGAAATCATCGTCTTTGTTAGACTTTAGTACTATTCCTCTTGAGTTGCCACCGTCAGTAAAGAAGAAGTTAAAGGTATCTCCCTTCAACTGGCGGGTAGCGTTCTGTAGGAGAACCGAGTCAAAATGTAAAACGAAATCGACGGGGGTCTCTACTTCCAAACGAGCCTCTTCATCTAGGTCCGCTTCTCCTGTGACGCTAGAAGTGGAAACATTGGCTGCTCCAGAGGTGGCGTTGGCTTCAATTACTAGCCGGTGACTCTTAACGTCCACTGTGGGCTGCATGCTTTGTAGGACCTCAAGGAAGGCCTCGGTTGGGAAATCTGCCTGCGTGAGCTTCTTAGTCTCCAGATAAGGAGCATACTCCGGGAAGGCAGTGTTGATTAAAGAACCAACTAGAACAGTACCACCACTTCGTAGGTGGAAGGTATCTTCCTGCTGATAAATCTGTACGTCATCCAACGTAGGATTAATCAACTTAGCAGCAAGATTGGCAAATTTTAGCCCCAAAATAAAAGAGCCACGGAGGCCAGTGACCTCTGCGGCTTTCTTGAATTCTGCTATTTGTACGCCGTCTGTTGCGGCGAAGATAACTTCGTTATCTGATAGGGTTAAGGATATGCAATTAAATTGCGGCTTAGAAGTGTCACTAGATGCAGCATGGCTGACCTTGGACATTCCGTCCATGAACTGAAAAGCCGGGAATAGAGTGGCCTGCTCTTCAAGAAATTCAGGAGTTTCAATAAAGAAACCCGCATTGAGCAGGGGGAAATTCTTGTTGTGTTTCGTGAACTTACTCTTTCCTGTGAGCTTTAGAGTATCTTTGGCGGTAGTCTCCACCTGTACATTGTTCAGATTACCTTCAGCATCTGAATCAACAAAGGTGGCACTAGCCGCAGTTGCCACAGCGGTACACTTAACTAGGGCCTCGCCGGCTGCTTTAACAGTAGCGGGGACCTCTACTCTAACTGCCAAATTCTCATCTGTTGACATAAAAACAACGGACTCGCCCTCAGCACGGATAAGAACGCCTGTCTTCTCCTCAGCAATTGCAGAAGTAGCAGGCGCAATCTCGTTGCACGTATTGAGCGCCCGCTTCAAATCCTGAGCGCGAAGACTAAACTTCATTCTAAATCTCTCCTAGATAGTAGAAAAAGGGCCACAGGGTAAATGTCATTACCGGCCACTTTTCGGACAGGGCTGTCCTGCCTTACATTAGAAGGATAAGTGATCTGCCCTCAAATGTCAAGGATAAAATTACGGGATTCCTGTAATACTTGCGCCGATTTCATCATCGTATACCTGATTGATTTCGGCATTGAAATCGCCAATGTTTACGCCAAAAGCCAAAACATTCACGCTGGCACCTAGGCCAAGAGTCCCGCCTGTACCAGTAATAGAGGCTCCCCAATCTACTTGTTGATTGGTACCCAAAACTGAATTAATGCAGCCTCGAATAGCCTCATCTAAAGTGGTGAAAGAACTAATATTTCCTAATCTACAAACTCGGGAACTAGCAAAGTCTCCGAAAAGATCGTCAGCAATCTCCTTGAAGGCCGCGATATTGATAACCCAATTCTCGTAGGCATCCCGAATGTAAGCCTGATCTGTTCCATTAACGTAGAAGTACTCTGAGAAACTGCCTTCCATAGTCAGCCGCAGTTCTTTAATGTTTAGTTCTTGGCCAGAGCGTAGGTCGGCGGCGAGTATCCTATTTAGATTCGGAGTAACCCTTGGCTGTAGGAAAACCACAGTAAGCTCGGCACCAAGATCTTCGCCGGTCAATTGGCCAAAGATAAAGGCCCCCATGTCTTTTCCTCGGAAAGGCGTAAAGCTAATAGGAATGGTATCAGTAGATAAGAAAGTAGTATTGAACCTAACTGGGGAGGGGCTAAACAACACGTCGATTGTGTCCATCGCGTAGACTATGTGGGGAGAGTTGATTGTGGCCCCCAAATCTCTTTCTATATGGGCCTCAATGAACGCTCCTAAATCTCCCTTAACTTGCGCGCGGGCATAAGCCAATAGATTATGATTGGCGGACCCTCCGTCACACTCAGGCCTGCCAATGGTAGCTCTTAAGGTTCTGGAAGCCATAGTACTAATCGTAAGTATGGCTGTAACAAATGTTTCGGAGACCACCAAGCGGGCTGGTAAATTGCCCCTACCTGAACTGGAAGTGAGGGTGGCACCGAGATGCTTAAAGTTAGAATTGGGCGTAATGGTGGCACCCATCTCGGGTTGGTGGGCTACGGCCCCAAGTCTTGCTGGCAGAAACTTGTCTCTTTCCCCCACGGGGAAGCCAGTTATGGTGCCAATTAAGTTCTTAGCACCGATCATGTTGATTATTCCCCGAAGATCAAAAGGAATTCCAGGATCCCACGCGGGAATGTTTATAGTGGCGGCCAAATTAGCGGGGAAATTAGAAGTAATGATTCCGGATAGATCATTAGGCACTGGGATAATAATAGCGGGCAAATCTGGGTCAGAGATGGCCTTGGCGATCGCCGGCAAATCATAGGTAGCAGAAGTAACGCTTCGTATAAACCCATTTAAGTCCTTGGCAAGCTGGCTAAATACAAGACCCCCAAGATCTTTAACGCTAATGATGTCCATAATTGCGCCGAGGTCATCAATAGAAACCGCCCCGATAATCGCAGGAAGGTCTAATGGGGAATGAATTCTGGCTCCAAGATTTCCTGGAGGATTTACAAAGATCTCTGCTAATAGATTAGGAGCCCTGAAACTATTAATAGCGGCTGTCAAATAGGCCGTTGTGACCTGAATGATTGCCGGGAGGTCAGCGATGGCCAACGAGCCTTCGATAATAGCACCAAGATCTTTCTGGAACAGACCGAAGATGGACGCAGGCAAGTCTGGTATGCGGTCAGATGGGAAGATGCAGGCTGCCAGATCGAGGTAGCCGAAGCCTCGTATAGCCCCACCAAGATCTTTTGTACCTGTAAAACCACCCCTAATGAATGCAGAAAGATCCGGGAAACAGTATGCGTTTGGTGGGGACTTAACGATTCCGTGGATAATCTCGAAGTCAGAAATGAAAGTAACGCCACTTGTGCCCCCTACCACCGCTTGGATGTGGGGACCAGTATGAGCAGAGATTATAGATTTAGCAATCGCACCGACATCTTCACGTCCGGCATTATAGA